TTGGCTTGCGGCTTTCAGACCGTTCGCGTCTACCGTGGACTTTTCGCCGCCGTACCACGATACGCCGTGAATCACGGTCGGGACGTACACCGTCGCATCGAGGGTTTGATCGAGCTTTGCGTTGAAAACGGTAATCGTATCATTGCACAGCTTCATCCTCTCACCCCGCGATACAAAAGTGGTACGCCGTCGTCATCCCGTTCGCCGTACAGATACTCGCCTACCAGCTTGTTCATTTGCCGACGCGCTTCATCAGCGTTCAGAGTATTGCCGTAGGATTCTGAATAGCCGTCCGTGTTAAAAGAGGTGACGGCGGGATTGGTGGCTTGCGCTTCCACACCCACAGCTTCCTCCAGAGCAATTAGCGCAAACGCACAGAGCTTGACCGCATCCGGTACAGTCTGCATGTTCTGTACGCGGGAGTCGGTCAGGTAGTCTATGCGTTTGCGGCTTTTCAGCTCCATCGGAGGATAGGCGGCGGGCGCAAGTGCGCCACCGTATGCCTTGTACTCGTCATACGTCAGGTATTGCGCGTGCGCCATTCAGACCGCCCTCCTTTCATCCCTGCGGCGATTAGCCGAGGGAGATAATGCGGGCAATGGGAATGGTCTTGGGGTCGATGTACGTCTTGGTAGTACCCGCAGAGGATACCAGCTCCCAGTTCGCGCCCTTCGCCAGCTCCGCGTCCGTGGGGGAAGCAGAAGCCATAGAGGCCTTGGTGAAGGAAATACCGTAGGGCGCCCAGCACTTGCGCTGACGGCTGTACAGCAGATCCTGACCGCCCTTGACAGCAGGGTTGCGGTCCATTTCATAGGGGGTCTTAGCGCCGCAGTCGGTATACTCGATAGCACCGTCACCCAGTACATAGGAAATGTAGTGGGTGGCCTCGACCACATAGGCGTCCGCCGCAACGTTGGCAGGGTAGAAATCGCCCTTCTTCACGTCCGCAAGGTTGATCTGGCCAGTGGTCGCACCGGAAGCAACCACCTTGACCGCACCCGTAGTGCTGGCGGTGGCGGCATCGTAGCCGTGCTCAACGGGCATGGAGTCATCCACCAGCACCAGACGACCGTTCAGCGTCGCAAGGCCGATGTCGCGCTGCATACCGTCCGCATCGTTGTACTTGAGGTAGGTCAGCAGTTTCAGGTTCTCCAGATTGGTAGCCACAACGCTGTGCATCAGCACAAGAGTAAACTTGCCCTTCTGGTCGCCGGAGGCCCGCTGGATGGCGGTGTTCATGGTCGTAGCATCCATGACGCCGGTCTTGCCGTCCGCATTCAGCAGGGCGGTCACGTCGTGCGTATGGGTCGTCACGAACTTCTTGCCCTGCGTGTCGGTCATGCTGAACACGCCCTTGAGGATAGCAACGAGGGTATCCTGATCGATTTCGTTCCAGTAGTCGTTGATTTGCTCAGCGACGTTCTCCATGAAGTCCTCGCCACCCGTAATGTCGTAGCTGAAATCCAGCTCCGCCCACGCATTGGCGCGACCGACGACCACACGGGACTGCATAAAGGTCTCCGTGCTGGAGGGGGTGATGTCGGTGTTGCCGTCGTAGTTCATGGGGACAGAGCCGGAAATCAGACCCTTGAGGGGCGTGCTGATGTAGTTGCCGCCTACTTCGTCGCGCATGGAGGAGGCCAGCTCAGGGCGACTGCGGATAGCGCGGGACTTGAGCAGTTCCGTCTTGCGGGGGTTGGGGATGCGGTCGATGTATTTCTGGAATACTTCACCGTTGAAAAACTTGGCGTTAAACTTGCCAGCCATGATTCATCTTCCTTTCTTCGTTCAGGTTTGCGCCGGTCACTCATCAAAGGCAATCGGCGCGTCGGGGTTTTCGTTGTGTCGCATCATGAGCTCCGACAGGGAATACTTTTTGCCGGGAGCGGGCTTGCCGCCGCTGGGCAGTACCACAGTCGGCTTTCCCTTTGGTGCTCCTTCCGGCTCTTTCTCCGCCGCAAACGCGCCGGGGTCATCCGCCTTATACTTGGTTACGAAATCCTCGTAGCCCAGCAGACTTTCACCGTCTACCTTGAAGTCCTTGCCGATAGCCTCCTGCAAGAACGCCTTTTTTGCCGAAGCAGACGAAAACTGCAAGCTGTTTGCGCGCTCGCGCACCATGTACTCGTAGGCTTGGCGCGTCAGCTTGTTTTCGTAGTCGGTCTTATCGGTGTTGTACTTGGTCTGGAGGTCGGCGAGGGACTGCTGAACGGCGCCGAGCTTGCCCGCGTCAGCCTGCGCCGCCGTAAGCTGTTCACGAAGGGAGGTCAGGTCGCCGTCGCGGGAGGTGATTTGCCCCTGCAATTCCGTTACCTGCCCCTTGAGGCCGTTCACCGTGTCGTCGTACTTGCTTTTGGAGACGTACCCGCCGTCCGCAAGATTGACGATGTTCATTTTCTGTTCCTTGACCGCAGCTTCAAACTGCTCGAAGGTCAAGGGACCATTGGAGAAAAGAGCCTTGAGAAATTCCATGTGTTACCTCCTGCCGCCGTAGATTTGGCTTATATATCCGCGGCCACTCCGCGGGCGCGGCGCCCATGCAGTTATGTCCCGGCATGGTAGGGTGATATATTAAAAGCCTGCCGGATACAGGCGGGCCTTTAACAGCTTTGAAATTTGGGCTTGAGGATTATTCCTCGTAGATGATTGCGATGCCGTATGCTTTCGCTGCTTCGTGCTCAATACGGCATCCGCGGGCAGTCTGCCATCCCTTGCAGAAGTAGGCGACATGGCACTTGCTCATATTCTCAAGAGATTTGGCGAGGAAGCAAAGCGGAATCTGCACAACTCCGCGTTCCTGCATCGCCTTGTCGCTGTACCAGTCATCGGTGAACAGGGTGTTCACGATGTCGTATCCGCGCTCCTTGAGAAAAGTGATCGCGTTTTCGCGGGTTTCGACGATCTCCTTTTCGGTTTTCCCCGCCATAGGCTGACTAATCATCGCTTTTGCCATTGTCACACCTCCATATTGACACCATTGATGCAGACGTTCCCAATCTTGTCATAGACATCAAGGTACATCTGCTCCTTGTCGCCATTGTACGTTGCTTCAAAGAGATACTGGTCCGGGGTAGGCGCGGCAAGAATCGCCTTGTGATTCTGCAAGGTCTTGCACTGCCACACGATGAAAACGTCTGTCCAGTCGATAGCGACCGTCCGGCTTTCTACCGCATAACGGTTTGCAATCCAGTTACAAACCGCTTTCTTCGCGGCAACCATGAAGTCGTAGGTACTCATACACAATCCTCCTTAAACCTTTACCATTTTGAATCCTTCCACGCTCATACGCTGCTTGCGTATGGGCAGACCGGACAGCTTCGCAACCTGTTCATACTTTGCGGCGACTGCGTTGATGCGCATTTGGCACTCACGCCGCAGGGTATCGTCTCCGGCAATGCGGGCGGCGTTCGCCGTGTCCTTATATCGCCGCACCCGCGTTTCCATCTTGCGCATAAGCTGCTGTGCCTGATAGGTGGTGTAATGCTTGCCGTCGATGTCGCACCCCGCATTGTTCTTCTCCGCCCATTCGTGGAGCTGTGCAGGGTCGTAGCGGGGTTTGGCATACCGGGAGTCGAATGGCAGGGCAAAATGCCCGCAGTTCCACTCAGCGATAGGGCGCTTAAAGCCCGCGTAAACGTTGCCGTCGATGTCGGTGCAGGAAAGTCCGGCTTGCATCCTGTCAAACTCAGCTTTGGGGAAAATGCGTCCCTGAACGGGTTCGTGGTCGGGGGCGCTGTGCATGTGCGCGGATATTTCCACCTCGCGGTATTCCAGTGCCTCGCCGATGGCATTTGCGCCGTGTTGGGTGATTTGCTTTACGCCGTCAACCACGTTCTGCCGCACGGCGGTATCCAGCCGCCTGTGATAGCCGCTTGCGTACCGCACCTGCAAGCCGTTATACCCGATTTCCCTCACAATCTCCCGTGTAGCTGTTTGGTAATCCATCAGCCCTGTGCTTACCGCCAATACGCCCCGGTCAACCGCCCTGCGGTACGGCACTGCAATCGCCGTCGTGTTGGACAGGTTTTGCGCCGTCTGCGCCGTCTGCCGGGACACGTTCTGCGCGAACTGCACAAGCCGCTGTCGCACGGCGGCGGAGGGCTGTGCGCCTGCTGTGAACGCTTGTGTGAAACGCGGGTCGGTGTATGTCTGCTGCATAGCCGCATTGTACACCGCCTGAATGTCCTGCGCATTCAGACGGGTGACGATCATCAGCCGCTCGGTAATCTCGCGCACATCGGAGGTCATATCGGCCATGATGACGAGGCGGTTGATGTTGGCTTGACTCAGCCCGCCGATTTTCTTAATTTGCTCGGCAATCTTGCGAATGTAGAAGCTGTTCACCTCATCGAAACGCGATTGCAGGCGTCCGAGCACCCTTTCCAGCGCTTCATTCGATAGCATGGGATTTCACCCCTTATTCGCCGTCGTCGGGCGCAGAAGTCCCCGTAGCGCCACTCTGTGCGGTCAGCAGCGCGTCCATAGACTGCGAAAGCTGTTCCTGCTGCACCTTTTGAAGGGCGCGTTCGGCTTGCGCTTCGGTTTCACCGAAATACCACATGCGGAACTCTGTCTTACTCATAAGCCCCTGCGACATAAGTTCCAGCCGTTCGCCGAGCTGCTGGGATGTGTCGGTGATGATGCTGTCATCCCATTCAAAGGACAGGTCGTAATCGCCAGCCGGGGCGAGGTCATACATGGTGGCGTACTTATCCATTGCCCGCACCACATCCCGCAGGCAATGCTCAAGCGCTCGCTGGTTGTCGGCAATGGTGGCATATGTGCGCTGCTTGACGATGCGCAGCTCCGTAGCCGTCCGCGCTTCCTGATTTGCGTCGGACAGCGTGCCTCTTGCAAGACCGCAGGAATCCTCAACGCGCATGAAAAGCTGATTCAGACCGTTAAACAGCGCGGAGTCACGGATGGCAGGGGAAAACACCTGATAATGGTCATCGCCGAGGTCAACGCCGCGGAACAAGCGCTCGTTCAGTTGTGGCATTTCCTGCCGCCCGTGCCCGTGTATCTGCGGGCGCAGCACGGTCGGATCCACGTCGATAGCCAGCTCACTGCCCTCGTATTCCCACAGAATGCGAGAATACTGCATGTCCGCCTCCCGGATGATGTTGACGGCTTTATTGAACACCGCCACGCCCATAGGCGCGTCAATGTCAACGTTGTTCGCGTTGGCGGTTTTGAACCAGCCGAACATTTGCCCTTCCGTGTCCGTCAGCAGGGCTTCCGGCTCTGCTTCCGCCCACTGCGGCACGTCGGTCAGCGGGATTTCAACACCGATGGACTCCCGGTTATTGGAGCGAAAAGCCCTCTGCGTGATGGAAATACCCTTGTCCGTCACCGTGTGCCGCTCAAGGCGGGTGTACGTCGTTTTGCCGTCCTGATAGGAATCGCGGAAAATCACGTCTTTCAGGTTGCCGTCATCGTCGAAAGCGACAGGATATAGGCTCCATGCGGTGGAACAGTCGAAATAAATATGGCCGTCCTTGGGGTAAGGCTTGATGGTCATGCCGCCCGCCGCGCACGCCTGCTCCAGCTTGGGGCGAAGGGACTGCATCAGCTTTCCGAACTCCGCTTTCAGGTACTCGGCGCGGAGACTGTCCTGCGCATTGCCGTTTTCGTCTGCCTTGCCGCTGATGTTCCACTTGACCTCCAAAAGCACCTGACGAGCGATTTCGGAGCAAATCAGCGAGGGGAGGTTCAGGCTTTTCACCTTGCCGGAAGACAGCCACGGGGGCGAGTCGGTGTACATTTTGTACCACAGGTCGAGGGCACCAATCATTTCGTTGGACAGCGGCGTGTCGATGTGCTCAACCGCAGCCACGTCCTTAAAGGGGAACATCCGGTGTATCACCTGCCTTATAAACTGCCATAATCTCGAAAACAAAGGGTATCACCGCCTTTAATTGGCATAGAAAAACCGCCGCACTGAATCAGTGCAGCGGCTGAATGGGGTTATTCCTGTTCAACCAGCATGGGTTCAACCACAGCTTTGATGTATTCCGCCCGTCCCGCTTTGGGGAAGCGCTCGCCTGTGCGGTACATCCTGATCTGCGCCCGGTTAAGTCCCGTCGCCTTGCCGATGGTCGTGTCGCTGATGCCGTAGTCGTTATACGCTTTCACCAGCAGACGCATGATTTCATAGCGGTCTCGCTCTGTTCTTCCTGCGTCTGCACGGGGCAGACGGTGGAAAGCCCTGCCTTGCTCAGGTACGCCAGCACATAGGGCAAGCGCTCGTTTTTGCAGGAGGCGACGATGGACGCGGCGCGGAGGTAATCGTCGTTCGTAGTCTCCCGTGCCGGAAGCGTTTCCGCCGCCGCTTGTGTAGCCGTTCCACACCCTCCAGTCCTGCGGATGGCTGGCAGCACTTCGGACGTGACCCAGCGCTTGAAACGCTTGGCGGCGGGGAGCTTACTGGACAGGATGAGACTGTACAGCCCGGACTCGTTGATAATGGTCATGTTGGGGTTCCCTTGAGTACCGCCCTGAATAGCGCCCTGAATCAGGGCGCTATTCTTATCCTCGTCATCAACGTGAACGCTGATGGCGTTTCGCGGCTTTACATATCCTAACGCCTTTGCCACGTCGTATCCGACAAACCACGGCATGTCCTCAATCATCAGGGAGCGGACAGCACCGAACTCTTCATTGGCGAAGGTCTGCAACCCGTTCATTCGTCCATCGCCTTTCGGATGTTCTCCATGCAGTCCAGCACCTCGCGGAGGAGAGCGTCAGAAATGCGGTCGGCAGGGTTCATGCGATCGCACACGATGGACAGCGCTTCGTCGATAACGGCGAGTTCACGCAGGATGAGTTCGTACATTGAAATTTCCTCCTATCAGCTAAATATTATTGACTTTTGGCTGACAGGATGGTATGATGTAAATGAATTTCACACCATCCCGTACAGTCGGTGTGGTTGTGGGGATTCATTGCGGTAAGCGTTGTGATGTTAGCGGCATGTGCAACGCTTACTTTTTTATTTCGGCATAAAGCCGTTCGATTCCACGGCGCACAACAGCGACTTTCTTCTCCTTGAAAAACTCGGCGAGTTCTTCAAGTTTCCGGTCTGTTTCTGCGTCAAGCCTAACCATTATCTGCTTAGACTTTGGATTCTCAGCTTTGGGCCGCCCCATTTGTGGGCTCATCGTGCCACCTCCTTTGCGCCACGATGTTATTATACTTTTTGGTAATCAAAATGTCAAGACCATTTTTGAAAAATCCGTAATTAAATTATTTTAGCACAAGTTACTCTTAAAGTCAAATATTTTTAGCTGGTGGCATGAAAAAAGGAGCGCGTTGTGCGCTCCTTGGGGATGTGTCAGACTGTGTGCTTATCCCTTCAACCGCTTATTGACCTTCAAGAAGCCGATGCCGCAGAGGATAGCCACAACGCCGGTTGCGCCGAAGGACAGACCGATGACACCAAAGCCGATGGTGGAGGCGACCAGCGCCAGAACGCCGACAACGATTAACGCAATGCCAATGAACTTCATGACGTGTTCTCCTTACTGCACGTTGAAGTGAAGCGTGATAGCTGGCACTTCTGCAAAGGTCTTGTAGGTCTCGCCGTCGAACATGCGGAACGCGATTTCCAGCTCCTCGATTTCATCAAGGCTCTTTACTTCCGCGTCCTTTACGTTCAGCGTCAATTCCTGCTTGCTCTTCTTTCCCTTGGTGGTAGTAGACAGGATGCTTGCCGAAACATCCCAGCCGTTTACCGAAGGATTGACAGTATCAATGCCCACGTCACGACCGGAGTCGTTTACGACGACGATATTGATTTTTAGCCAAATATCATCACTGATACTGCTTTCCCGTATCGTGTAATCGCCGGTCATGTACACCGTTACGCCGTCCTGCGCAAACAGCACCGTCTTTTCTGCGGCCACAAGCTCCCGTTTGGTCAGCTCGTTCCGCGCCGCGTCCACGATGTCGTGAAGCTGCGCGTCGGTCATGGATGCGTAATTCAGACCCTCCGCAAGGCAAGAGCCGCACAGAAGCAGCAAAGCAAGAAGCACCGTGAGAAACTTTTTCATGGTGAGCGCCTCCCTATGAAGTGTTATTGAGTTAAAAATATTATACACTTACGGGGGAGGGAATGTCAATCGTTTTGGGCGGTTCGCACAAAATTTTCGACTTTTTACTGCCCTTTTCGCTTCCACACGCGGTTCAGCGCGTAGCGCACCGCGTCGATGGAGTGGTTATTTGCGTCCGGGTAGCCGCTTACCACGTCGCCGTCCGCCGTGCGCTCATATTCATAGTGCGTGAACTCCCGCGCCGTTTCGGGGCATCGGGCGGGGTCTATGACGATGGCTTTCAGCGATTGCAACCACTTCATGCTGTATCGCACGCTGTCCGGGCCTTTTTCAGCGCCCCGGCAGGAGCAGCCGTAGGAGCGCAGGTCGGAAACGCTTTTCGGCTCGGCGCTGTCAGCTATGATAGGGTCGCTTTCAGTCATGCCCTTTTCTTCCTGCAAGCGCCGCCAAAGCTCGGCGTTACTGGTCTTAATCGCCCGCAGTTCGTCGAAGATGTAAAGAGTCAACTGTGCGGGATTGTAGCAGCATTTCACCCAATGGGCGGGGTCAGGATACCAGCCAAAGTCCAGCCCGAAGTAGATGCTGCCGAACGTTGCGATTTCGCTGTCCGTAATTTCACGGATAACAAGGTTGTCAAACACCTCGCCGCCCGTACCCGTCACCTCGCCCAGATATTCATGCCGGTACGCCTTGGAGTTAATCAGCGCCAGCTCCAGAGCATCGTTGAAAAACTGCTGTCCAAGCCACTCAGGCGGCACGCTGCGGTAGTCCGACGAATGCACGAGGGTATCATGGGTGGGACGCAGCACTTCTTCATTCATGAAGTTCGACTGCGTTTCAGGCGGGTTAAACGTCATAAAGTTCCAGTACAGGTCGCCGCCGCGTCTTGCGGATTGCAGCACGGAACGGATTTCCTTCATGCCGGAGAACTGGTCGGCTTCCTCGAACCATGTCACGCCAAAGTAGCCGCGGGGTGCTTTGATGGACTTGATTTTCATGGGGTCATCCAGCCCTCGGAAAAGGATAACCTGCCCCGTTTTCTCGCGCTTAATCTGCATGGGCGACACTCGGCAGGTGAACTCGTCGCTCAAGCCCAGCTTGTCGATGGCGAATTGCATCTGCCCAAACACGGAATCGCGCAGGGTTTTCGCCGTCTTGCGCAGAATCAAGGCGTTCACATCGGGATGCTCCAGCATAATCAGCGGGATGACAAAGCCTGTGAAAGAGGATTTCAGCGAACCACGTCCGCCCTTGAGCATGTACTGCGAATGCTTATGCGCCAGCACATCCTCCAGCAGCGCGTCATAGTTGGGGGCGAGCAAGTCCTCGATGTAAACATCACTGCGCATCTTGATCCGTTCCCGCTTTCTCGGCTGCCTGCCCGATGGCTTTCAGCGCTTCCGCCGTCGCCTTTCTCGCCTCTTCCCGTGTAGCTTTGTCCTCTTCGCTTTCCTGCTCCAGCGGCTTATCCCCCCGTATCAGGTGGATGCTGATGCCGTCCTTTTTCTGTTCCGCCGCTTCGCCCTCCGGGAAATCCGGCAGAGGAGCGTTTTCGCCGAAAGCGTATTTGAAAAGCCAGTCACGGGACTCGGTGTTTCCCGTCGCCAGATACTTCTCCACTTCCTGCATGACGATGAGCGTCTGGATAGGGACGTTCTTTTTCTTCGCTTCTTCCAGCGTGTAAATGTCGTTTGGGTCGGCTACTGCGCCCTTGCGGTAGCCCATAGCCAACACCGAACGGATAATCTGCGAAAGCAGCGCTTGTTCGTGCCGCTGCTTCGCCCGCGCTTTACCGCCCTTGCTTCGGATGGCCTGCGCTTCTTCGGGCGAACGCTGCGTCACCGGGATCAGGTTCTTGGATTGTGGCCCGCCCGGCTTACTTCCTCCCTTTGCCAAAGCGTGTCACCTCCCGTCTGCTTGGCACGGAAAAAGCCGCAGGGGGCATTGCACCCTCTGCGGCTCTGCGTATGCGGTTCTGATTACTTCTTCTTGCCCTTCGCCGCGGGTTTCTTCTTCGCGGGGGCGGGCTTCTTCTTGTCGGGATAACAGGAATTAAGATGACCGGCGAGCTTGTTCGCCTGTTCAGGGGTCAAGCTGCGGAGCTTTTCGTTGATGTCCATGGTGCTTCCTCCTTGCTGTTAATAGCGCTTACGGGTCATGGTCAGGGCGCTTCGATCAAGCACCGTATAGTACGTTTCGTTGCTGTACTGGTCTGACGAGATAACATTGTAGCCGCGTATCAGGGCGAATTGGCTGTAACTGTCGTGCGAGCTGTGCGACTTCGCAAAGCCCAGCGCCTTGCGCGCCTGCGGATGGGACTTCACAAAGGCGTCGTAGTCCTGCCTGAGCTGAGTCTCGGAAATAACTCTTGCTTTGCTGTTCAGCACCGCACCAACGGTCTGACCCGTATGGTCGCCGTAGGCTTTGGAGCCGGACAGCGAGTTAGAGAAGTACAGACCGTCGCCGTGAATGCCCCTGCCGACAAAGGTCAAGTCGCCATCTATAAGCATATCACAACAGTCGCTCGATGTAAAGGGGACGCCATCAACTACGGTGTCGTTTACTGTGCGGTATAGGACAGGCGAGTTCTGCGCCAGCCCATCGAACGTGTTTTGATCGACGACTTCCGGCTTGCCGTTCATGCCCATAGCGTAAAGCATACGCTGGAGGTGGAGGTCGCTCAGGAATGTCGGTATGTCGGTCTTGTTCACGTCAATCAGAAAATCGTGAAGCTCTTGGTCGCTCATATTCGCAAGAGCCGCCTGTGTTACACCGGTCGGCGGCTGTGTGCCGTTCAACGGATCAGGCTGTAACTGCTGCGTCTGTATCGGCGGCGACACAGTGCGCTGAAAGTTTGCACCGCGTCCGCCCATTTACTTGCCCTTCTTTCCGCCAAAAACGCCCCGTGCTCCCTTTGCGGGCTTGAGCAGGGTAACACTCTTGCCCGTGGCGATAAAGCGTTCCTCGCCCGTCTGGGGGCTATTCTCGGCGGTCTTTCTGCCGCTCTTCTTCTCCACCGTCTTGGAAGCCTTGCTCGTCTTGCTGGTAGCCATGTGATGCTCCTCCCTTACTCGGTAACAATTTCAATGTCCACCACGACACGCGGCAATGCGCCGCCCAATCGTGGGTAGGCCGTTGTGCCGTCAAAGTGCGCGCCCGTAGCGCGGAATACCGTGCCGCGAGAAAGAATGATTTCGGCTTGCTTCGCGTTGCCCAGTACGCATTTCGTACCGCCCGGAGCTTTGATATTCAGGTACACCTCGCGCCCGCCTGACTGCGCCCCGCTGATGAACGGGTTCTTGGAGCGGTCAAAGGCGGTGGACACAAACTTTTTCTCCTTGTACTCCGCGCCCTTCACCGCCGCGTTAAGCTGTGCCGGGGTCATGTTCTGGTAGTTCTGCACGCCCAGTGCCTCCAGAAAATCCTTGTGCGCCGCACGGAACAGCATCGTGTTCTTGCCCAAATCATGCATAGCCGCGTCGAGGCGCTGCGCAACATAGGTTTCCGTAGCGTCCAGCGTTTGCCCGTTCTCCAGCTTGTGGTTCATGTTCTGCGACAAGGTAAAGCCGTTGGACTGCGCATCCTCGCGGATGTACTGATTGATTGCAAGCCTTGTGTTGATGTCATAGCGGTTCTGCGCCTGCGCCATGTCGTCCGCGTCCTGCTGCGTCATATGGACGAACGGCCCAGCATACACACGCGCCGCAGGGCCGCCGGTCGGCGCGGCGGTTTGCGTCTGTGCACCGGTCTGCGCTTGTGGCGGCCTCGTGCTTACGATACGCGAGCCTGATCCTCTGCCTCCCATGCTACTTCTGCGCCTCCTTCCTGCGCTTCTTGATGGTGTCCTGAAACGCCTGTATCTGTACGATGTTGCCGTAGCATTCATCCGGCACATCGCCGTAAAAGATAATCTTGGACGGCTTGAGCCTGTCCATCATTTCCCGGTAGCCGTCGATAAATAACTGCTTTTGTGCCGCCGCCATCTGCGTCCCAACAGCAGAAACAGCCACGCACCCGCCCACGGGTTCACCGTCAAAGCACCAGTCATAGGAACGGTGGTCGCTCCAACTGATGGTCGGAATCACCAGCATTCCCTCGTACTGCCAGTACGCGCCCAGCCAGTGCTTGCGGTAATGGTTGTAGAGCTGAATAGCCACAGGAAAGTCGGTGTATGTTGAAAAGTCGGGAGTCATGACGGCAGGAAAGCGCTGCAACAGCGGCAAATAGGTGTCCGGCTGTGCCCATAGGCGCGTAAACTGGTAATCGTCGATAAAGAAGTGTACGCCATGCCGCGACTGTTCTTCCTTCGCGGTTTTGGCATAATTGAAGCTGATCCAGTTTTCTACGTCGCAGTCCTCCGGGGCGATATACGGAATGCCTAAATCCATCGTGCCCTGAAAAATGCCCTTGTTCAGGTTTTCGTAGTTCCGTTCGGCGCGATATTGCGGCATAGTATCCGCCCCCTTTCTGCGCACAATAAAGGACTCACACGGCGCTGCCCTTACGTCGTATGAGTCCTTGCAAACACCCCGAATAAGGACCTCCGCATAGATGCGGGAAGGAGGCGAACCCGCCAGCGCCGGAAAGACCAAAATGTGCGCATTGCGGAAGCCGATGTCTGCCCATATAACATAACACACTTGACAGGAAATGTCGCGGGACAAAGCGGGACAACCTCCACGTCAGGTGCTCTTATCATCCTTGAGATAGCGATAGCACATCTTGCGCGCCGTCTCACCCCTTCCGCTGGCGCCCCACAGGGAGAACGCCGATTGCTCCCACGGCAAACCATTGACAAAGCGCAAGGTGAAAAGCTGCCGCAGAAGCGAGTCCTCTATGCCGTCAATATACGCCTCCAGCCGCTCACGCTCCAGCAGACAAAGGGTTTGCC